ATATAAATATTCTTGAGCTGCGCCTACGTCAGACCATTCCCTACTTGGCATACGAAGAAGTCTATATAAAGCACCGTATATAATAGCGTCTCTGTATTGATTAGATATAGTAGTATCTACATTATTTGAAGTCCTACTAGGTTTAAGTGCCACACTTGCGATAACTTGTTTAGAGCCACTTGCTACAGGTACTATCCAAAATGTACTAGGGGTTTTTTGTAAATACACATGGGGGTTGCCTTTTCTATCTCTCCAGTCTGGATAGTTTAGTTCTAGGCTACGAGGGCTTATCGGATCCATGTCTTTTCCGTCATGGGTCATATACAAAACTTGATGTACTTCTGTTCCAGTAGGAATATCAAAGTCGTATTCATACACACCCGCAATCGTGTTAAACGGGTCCATATCTAAAATATAAGCTTTTGATCTTTCGCAGAACTCTATTGCTGCAGCTCTTATGTTTTGTTCAACTAAAGAGTCTGGGCATAAAGGTACGTAAGGTAAAACTTCTTTAACTAAAGAAGAGTAAGCCGCCACATCTACCTACCTTGCTGTTGTGTCATCACCTTTGGAACAGCGCCTATGTTAGATACTTGATCGTTATTTGGGTCTAATAAAGTCTGAGCTTGTCCGCCTTGTCCAATACTAGAAGTAAATAATTGGTAATGGTTTTGCGCTCTTTGTGCGTTACCTGCGTATTCTGCATCTTTCATGTACGCTCTATACAAGACAAAATCTATAATTGCATTTGCATAAATATCGTCTACCCCAATAGTGCTACTAGTAGCTGTTAAATCAGTTGGGGAAGCTGAATAAACAACTTCTACAAATGCGTTACCCGCTACGCCAGGATAAACATAATAGTTTCTTGGGTCGTCTTCATCAAACATATAGTGTTTGACTATAGTAGTATGAGCTGCATCTCCAGAAACAGTTGGATCATGCCAATCTGGTTCTTGGGTATTTAAAATATCTGGGTTAACAATTCTTATTGCTCTTTTACCTGTAGCACTTCCACCTGCTGCAGACATGTTCCTTACTACTTTAATTAGCCTAAGGCCCGCACTAGGTAATGTTTGTTTTGTACCCGTTGTAAGTTGTACATTTGTTGTTGTAGCTGAAGACTCGGGTCTAAAGTTTACAATCTCTCTTTGTGCATCGTTTATATATCTAATTAATTCAGCTTCAGGCCATCTAACACTAGTAGTGTCCTGTAGAGTGTCTTTAATCCTGCTTAATAAGTTAGCGCCTGTCAGTGTCCCTGCCATAATTTATCCTTACTTTTTTGCTACTACTTTCTTCTTAGTAGGAGCTTTCTTTTTTTTAGTTGGCGCTACGCCACCGTCATACGCCTCGTTTACTTCTGGTGTAGATGGATCGTCCGCTTGTAATTGACCTTTGTCATTTCTAGCTCTTTTGACCTCCGTGCATCCATTTTGTAAACAGAGTATGCCTAATTCATGTCCTACTTCTTTAGGTTCTCCAGCTGTTAATCTAACAACCGCGCCCCAAGTAGAAGCTACATACTTATCTTCGTCTGCTACTATCCACATAATTTTTACTCCTTAAATATAGGTGGCCATAACAGCCACCTATAAAATATACCACAATTAATAAGCTACATCTAATCTTATTACACCGAAGTCTTCATTCTGACCAGAAACGTCTGAATGATAAACTGGCTTCTTAAGACCGAATATCTTACCTATTGAAATACCGTTTTGGTTGCCATAGTCAAATGTGTCTTCAACTATTTCTGGTACACCAATGTCAGCCATTGCTAGTGCTTGTGCACCTGCAAAGATACATGCGGAACCGTTAACGTCTGCGTTAGCGCCCCATTTGTATCCAGCTGAACCAGCATTACCTGATGCTCCACTTGTAGCTCCGTTTGTGTTAAACACATGTCTGAACTCGTGGATCATAATACCGTCAACCATTAGGCTTGAAGAACCTGCGAATAAGCTTGAACCTGGTCCTCTTACTCCAGCCTGTCTTACGTTAGCAAGAAAATCTGAATCAAGTTTTAGGTCAGCCATAACTTGAGGTGTCACAAACAAGTGATACGTCTCGTCATTTCCAGCTCCTCTTAAACCTCTAATGTAGTTGTCTTTAGCGTAAGCTTTTAAGTCAACAAGAGCACCATAGCTAAGTTTGTCAGCTGCAGCAACTGCAGTAACATCGCCAGCTACAATACCACTAGTGGCATCGAATCTTCTATGTCTATTAGAAGTTGGGGCTGTTATATCCGATCCAAACGCTAGATCATTAAGGTTTTGTCCTGAGTTCATAACAGGTCTTAATGCGCCATTGTTTTTAAGGTTATAGCCTACTCCACTTAGAGTTAAGAATGCTAATTGGTCCATTCTGTCAGCCATTGCATAAGCAAGTGCGTCTCTTGAATGTTCCCTAAAGTTCACAACAGATTTTTGATCAGCCAATCTACCAGATAGTCTGTTCGCGAATCTTAATTGATCAAGTTGTACAACTATGTCGTAAGCTCTTAGTGCCTCTTCATTACCTTCTAAAGTATTGTCACCAACGATACCATCACCAGTCATGTCAGCTAAAAGTGTTAATACAGCTCTAGCTCCTTTTTCTGATTGAGTAAGTTCAGATATTCTCTGAACCATTGCGTTAGATCCGCTACCTGCGAATTGGTTAATGAAAGACATATTTCTTGCAACACGCCAAAAATCTCTAGACCAGATCGTTAATTGTTCACTGGTTAGAGAAGCAAAGTTAGTATTTGCCATGATAATATCTCCTTATCATTAAAGTTTAATAACCAGTCGACTTTTGGAGCGACTTTTATCCGTATACCCACTATCGTGCGGGAAACGCTCTCGTTATTTACGGAATACGAATCCGGTCAGTTTAACGCCATGACAGGCGAAAACGATTTTTTACAGGAACGACCCTGGTCAATTATCGTATTGACGGACGAACTTACTTAATTTATACCACAGTTTATCCGAAATCTCCACGCATTCTACGTAAAGTTTCATCGGGTAAAGCATTAAATTCATCAGAAGATAGCAGGTCAACATCTACTTTTTTCTCAACTTTATTCTTACCTTTTAGGGCAGGAGGTTGTGATTCTGCAGCTTGTAACTTTTTAGTAGTGTTAGCTACTTTTTTCTGTTGTGTAACTTTTTGAGATACTACAGGGGCAGCTTGTACTTCAGGTTCAGGTTTTACTACGTAACTAGCAGCTTTTTCTAAAGCATCTGAACCACTAAACCCCTGAATCATAAATGCATCTCTTAAATCCATAACTTCTTGAGTCAAACCAGCATCATAAGTTGCGCTAGTTTCATCTAGTTGAGGAAAAGCAGCTTGTAGTTCTGCAGCTTTATTCTGTAGAGCTACGGCTTCAGTACTTTGTTGAACAGTTTGTCCCATTCTTTCTTGTACCTCAAACATCATAGTTTGTCTTTCTGCATCTCTTATCTCTGCACGTAGCGCAGCCGCTTTTTCAGCTTCGCCATTTAAAATATGTTCTTGATATTCTATTTCCTTAGTAGAAAAGTCATACTCTGGTGCTTTCTCTACAGTTTCTACAGGGTTAGTAGCCTCTTGTAATTGTTTTTGTAGAGCTTTTTGTTTTGCTAGGACCTCATCGAACCTAGACTTTGGGATCATGGGTTCTTTGTCAAGTTTTTGCGATATTGGTTCAACAGGTTGTTGTGTATTTGCGTCATCTTCTGCCAGTACTGTTTCTTCTCCTGAATCTTCTGAATCTTCGTCTGTAGCTTCAAGCTCTTCTGTTTCTGTTTCCGCTTCAAGTTCTTCTGTTGGTTCTTCTTCAGCTTTAAGTTGCTCAACTTCTTCAATTTCTTCCTCCTTGGGAAATTCTACTTCGTCTTCCTCATCTTGAGGATTTTCAAAATTCATATCAACCTCGAATGGTTTGCTTTCTTCTTCGCTTATTGGGTCTGCACCCGGCATAGTTTGAAAGACAACTTTATCGTCTGTTTGATTTTCTACTTCTTTATTTGCCATTGTTATTACCTCCTGTAGGTTTCATGGCCGCAGCCGCCATCTTGGCAGCAGCTGCAGTATCGCTCTGATCTTTACGCATTTGATTAGTCAGCTCTGAAAGCTTCTCACGTAATCCGAGTTCTTCTCGCTTAGATTGGATTTTACTCTGTAATTCAGCAACCTTCAACTGTGGATCCATTTGTGTACTTTGTGCTTTAGCCATATTAAGCTCTGCAGATGTTTGTAAGTTCGTAACTTCTGCTTCTAATTTAGCAATCTCAAGTTGCGTACTTCTGATTTGTGATTCCATTTGGAACTGTTGTAGTTGTATTTGTTGTTCGGTAGGTGGAGCAGTTCCTTCTTGTTGTCTTATTCTATCTGCTATATCTGCTTTCCTAGACAAGTGCGAATACTCTACTATCATATCGTTTGGTATAGGAACTCCAACATTTCTAAGCTCAATAGCCTCTGCAAACTGCATTTCATCAAAGTTATCTCTAGCAGGAGCAGTACCAACTATTACATCATACTCACCTAAAGTTAAATCATTTATAACTTCCCCTTCCGGAGTCATTTCGTTTACTCTTAGTTTGTTTCTAGGTTTGTAAGGATCAGATTCGTCTGTTATTTGAATTACTCTTTCTTCCGTGTAATAAGATTGAACCAATTGTAGTATTTTTTCTGCTAAGTACTGTCTTGTTTTTGCTAGGTTATCTAAAGGTACTTGTAATAACATAGACCCCCTGTTTTGTTTAGCGTTAATAGCTACACCTGAAACTTCTGGGCTATCCATACCTAACATGGCGTCTGTCACACCACTTATTTCTTTTATATTTCTAGCCGCTTTTTGTCCTATTCTATCTAACCCAGTAGGTATTTGATTAGCTTGTATTTTAGAAGGAGGGGTAGATCCTCTGTTGTATTCTAGTACTAGTCCTGTCTCTGCTCCATGCTCTTCTAAATCGTCAGCGGTCATACCAGACAAAGATCCGCCCTCTACAATCCAACCACTGTTAGCGGTAGTATTTACAATGTGTAACTCTTGAGAACTAATTTTGTTCAACTGTTCTTGAGGGGATAACAAGTTTCTTACCATACCGAACGGTTTACCTCTTCTAAAATAAGGAAAGAACGGCACGAGCGTAAAGTGTTCATAAGGAGACCAGTCATCGAATAAAACTACAGTATCCGCTGACACCGTCCAACGAACCTTTCGCATTTTTT